TCGCGATCTCAACTTCAATCCCAACCCATTCTGACACGTCTTGCGCAAAGCGAAGGTTGTCTTCGTGTTCTTCAATGACGGGATTGTTTACCGCGCGAACATTATCAGCTCCATATTTGTCAACAGTAAGTTTGAGGGCAGCCGCGCTGGCTGCCCCGCATGAAAACCAAACTGCAATCATATTTCACCCCTATTCCTGCATTGATATTTCGCCTGCGAGGGCTGCGTAACCAGCGAGGTCCACATAGTTGTCCTCATGCGTTCTATTGCCAGCGATGCGTCCAATCTTAAACAGCGCCATCATCATGGCCACGTCCTCTGGAAGCAACTCTGCCTCTGGCACTGGTCGGTTGTGTAACCACCAATCCCAGAGCTTCGCAATCTCGCTGAAGCTGTCCTCTGCGTCACCATGTGTTGCTGCCCGGTCCACGTTGATGCAGTGCATCGCCTCGTGCAGTATGTCGTCTCTATTCATTGGTCGTTCTCCTTTGCCTTCTCTTCCTCATACGCATCCAAGACAAGCTCGGCAATGTATTCGGCCACGCTGCTGCACTGGCAATCCTCTGCGCTACGGAACAGCCACTCAGCTTGATCGGGCGACAGTTGGTCCCTGATTTGGCCAATGTATCCCCACATGCAGGTGCTTTTGTTGTAAACAGTCGTGACGGTCTTCACCTTCATCTTGGCGTGGCCAGACTTGCGCCCCCTGTTGATGGCACCACTAACAACGGCTCCCGATACACCAAACTTTGCTGCAATCACCTTTTGGGATGTTCCAGAGTTGTGCATGGCCCAGATGGCTTTAGTTTGCTCGCTGATTGGGTGGCGTTTATTTTTTGTCATTTTCCGCCTCCCGCAGCTCATTCAGCTTGGTTGCCATCTCTCGCTTGTCGGCGACGAGGTGTGAGATGCGCAAATCTTTACGTGAAATGTCGTCACGCTGGCGATCAATCTTGCTCTGCATAACCGAAATCAGCTTTCGGGCCTCTGCCAAATTATCGAGCAGCTTGTTGCGGCGGTGGTCAATCATCGACTATCTCCTTTGTTCTCTTCAGTTCAGCTTTGTAAGCAGTATAAACAGCACCCCAAGCATCCTCAGCAGCCTCAGCATCATCAGCACAAGCATCACGAACAGCCCAATAAGCATCCCACCAAGCAGCCTCTAGTTCTTGAAGTCTAGTCATTAGAGTTCTCCTCTTGTGTCTTCTTTAGCTCGGCGTTGTAAGCATCACTCATCGGTTATCTCCCAACCACTTTATCCTCATTATCATTATATCCCTCCGAACCGTGGCTTCACTTACGCCCAGTTCAACGGACGCAGCCTGACGTGTCATTCCAGTTTTTGCCAATTCCTCAAGCATCTCTCGACGTGCCGCGATGTCCTTTTGGTACGTCGTGACTTTTACCGCACCCGCCTTCAACCTAACACCCAGCACCCCACAGTCTGCACGAATAGTCGTTTGTACACAGCCCTCCAGCGACGCCGCCTCCGCCACTGTCATTTCTCCCTCTTCGGCGTAAACCCTTACACGCTCCCGACGCTCTTTTGTAAGTTGAGCGCGGCGAGCTTGGGCTAATGCAGTGGCTTGTCGCCATTTTTCGGGGTTAGGTATTCGGGGGTTGTTCAGAGCCTCTTTTAGCATTGCGATACCAAGTCGCTCTTCGAGTTTTTCCGCAGTCGTTACTGCTGGAGGTAAGGTTCGAGCATATCCAGCAACGCACGCTGTTCTTCCAGTTGTTGCTTCAGGCCCGGCCTGTCCTTCGCTGTCGATTGCTTCAACATGATCTCGTTGACCCTCAACAACCGCTTGAATATTACTTGCTCTGACACTTTTAAATTCTCCAATTACATTGACCATCATTCGCCACCACCAGCACCATTGCGATACGCATTACCTTTACCAGCGCCATAGCGATACGCGCTGCCATTGCCAGCGCCCCAGCGATACGCATTGCCAAGACCCTCGCCATCGCGATGCGCGCCGCCATCGCCATCGCCATCGCGACACGCATCACCACCTCCAGCGCCAACGCGAAACGCAGCGCCATTACCATCTCCAACGCGCCACGCATCGCCATTACCATCGCCATCGCGCCACGCATCGCCATTACCATCGCCAGCGCGATGCGCGATGCCAGCGCCATCTCCATCAACAATTATGGAACCGTCTTGATCGCCAAACAGATTATAAGAGCGCCTTTCGGCCTCTCTTGGGACGTGAACCTTTACATCCTCTCCGGTGGCTTCCAAGCCATCAACCGGGAAATCTTTTGCTTCTATATTAACCATTATTCGTCCTCCAGCGGCTTAACTTCGCCAAGCCAGATACCATCGCGCCGTGCCCAAACCCCTGCCCGATTGGGCACAGCGCGATACGCATTACCATCGCCATAGCCCCAGCGATACGCGCGGCCATTACCATCTCCAGCGCGATACGCATTGCCATTACCATCGCCATCGCGACACGCGCTGCCATTACCATCGCCATAGCGATACGCATTGCCATTACCATCGGCATCGCGATACGCATCGCCAACACCATCTCCATCGCGATACGCATTGCCATTACCGCCGCCATCGCGCCGCGCATCTCCATAACCATCACCATCGCGACACGCATCGCCATCACCAAAACCAGCGCGTGTCGCGCTGCCATTACCATCGCCATCGCGCCGCGCATAGCCATAACCATAACCATAGCGACACGCATCGCCATCACCATCACCATCAACGGTTATGGAACCGTCTTGATCGCCAAACAGATTATAAGAGCGCTTTTTGGTTCCTCCTGGGACGTGAACCTTTACACCCTCTCCAGTGGCTTCCAAGCCATCAATCGGGAAATCTTTTGCTTCTATGTTGACCATTATTCGACCTCCTCAATTTCACCAGCACCATTGCACCAGTCACACTCCTCAATGCGGGTTTCTATGGACCCTACATCTCGGCTATTGCTTTGCGGCATGGCGTAATCAACTTCCACCTCGCCAGCGCCATTACATTGTTCACATTCAGTCATCACACACCCTCCGCTGGTCGCGCTTGTGGGCGCAGTGAACACGTCGGCAGGTAGCACTTGCCGTCGGTGTAAAAGATGTGCGAGCCAATGACACCCACAGCGGTCAAATCATGCCGCCAGACAGGCTTCACAGCCGTTGTGTGATAGTAGACGGCTCCGTGGCCCAGAACGTCACCTGAGAGCGCCTGAGAGGCCACATGCTGCGCGGTAGACCATGCAGCGGCGTCTTGTGGCCGATCAGACTTACCGTCGCAGTAGAAGCTAAATTGGCAGGCCCAAGGTCGGCTGACTGGTGTACGGTGTTCGGTGACAACTTCACAGACCGTTGCCGGGAAGTCAGGGTGGTTGGAGCGGTTGATAATGACTTCAGCCACTGCAAGCTGGGCGTCCACTGGCTCACTGCGTGCCTCAAAATACACGGCGGCGGCCAAACATGCTGCTGCGGTAATCATTGGTCATCACCCAAAAATGATGCAGCGCTGTCGGCCCATAGGGTCACAGTTGATCGTTGCTGACCGACGCGGTTGTAGACATCGGCCTTGGCAATCAAACCAGAGTTGAACAGGCGCAGTGCGCTGTTGCCAGCAGTCTTGTGGTCCAGACCAGTGCAACGTGAAATCTCGGCGGTAGTTGCATAAGCGCCGTCGCAGATAAATCCGTGAACCAACTCATCACGCTGTTCAATGCTTAACGTCTCGGCTGGCTGCACTTCAGCTTCAGGCTCGGCAATTGGCTGCGTCTGAGCAGAAGCTGGCTTTTCGGGTGCAAGGTTGAGGGCAACCCATTTGGTGTTTGCGCGCTGCACTTCGCTTGGATTGATAGCGGCTTGAGCTGTTATAGAGCTGCCACGTTGCAGGTCATGTCCGTCAGCTACATGCGGCGGGATAAACATTTGGTCGCCATTATCAGCGATGGCAAATGCAAAACCGCGTTCGTGTGTGTTGGAGATTGTTACGTCAATATACATGGTATTTCCTTTTGGTTTGTTTGTTCGTGCAATCTTTGTACGGTATGTAAAAAGTATGCGCAAGCACTCTTTTGGGGTTGCCACGATATTTTTTTAGTTTATTGATGTGACTGTAACCAAAGGAGGTCCACATGGATCACAAACAAACAATATCGTTCACGATGGCGCAAAAGTCGGCAATCTCTATTGCTGCCAAGCGAGCTGGCTTATCGTTCGCAGCTTACGTTCGATCAGCATCTATAGCTAAGGCAGCGGACGCTGGCATTGAAGTTCAGCAGCCGCAGGCTGACTGATGGTAAACTCGCGCACAAAAGGTGCAAGTTATGAGCGAACCATTGCACAGCAATTGTTCAATGAGCTTGGCATTAAGTTCAAGCGTGACCTTGAGCAATATCGTGCTGGCGCACACGCAGACCTAATCGCTGACAATGAGTATTTTCCATTCACACTGGAATTGAAGCGATACAAAGACGGCCCAATCGGCGGCTCACCATCATGGTGGCAGCAGGTTGAAGTCGCAGCAGAGCGTGAATTCAAGTTGCCGTGCTTGATCTACAAGTATGACCGCAAGCCAGACCGCTGCGTGATACCTTTATATGCTGTTATGGACGGCGGCGAAGGTCAAATCGAAACAGACTTCGAGACGTTTTGTTTCATAGTTAGGGAGTTAATGGCATGAACAGTGTAGAGCTGACGGGAAAAGAGGATTTATGCGACGTTGCAACGCTTATCAAGCAGGACACAGACAGAGACTGGCATGATTCGTCAGATTCCTTCGTAAAGCTGCTAAATGATAATTGCGATTTCGCTTTGCACCTTGGAATGGTTGAGGCGCTAAAATCACTCACACTTAGCGTCAGAATTGTTGACGGAAAGCCACAAATAACAGCGCATGTGTCACTTGATGATGGTCATGGAGCTGAGGCTTGTAAGATTTTAACCTCAGAGGATATATCCTGCCGAGAGCATTGTGAGGTAAATATTACCTTTGATGATGAAAATGAAGCCGTAATGACTGGGGAGGTTGTCGAATGACTATGATAACCGCCGACAAGCTATCCAATGCCGAATACCATGCAACCGACGCCATCAGCTCGTCTGACGTTAAGATGGTTCATAGCAAATCGCTGGCGCACTGGAAGGCCAAGGTCTACAAATCTAGCCCTACCTTTGACATGGGGACAGCGGTTCACGCGATGTGCTTGGAAGCTGAGAAAAACCTTGTTATGCGTGGGCCAGACACCCGACGCGGCAAAGCATGGTCCGAGGCATATGAAGCCGCGCAGATTGACGGCAAGACGCTGCTCACATCTGGCGACTATGACTTGGCGCGCAATGTTGCTGACAGCGTGTTGTTTCACCCGGTCGGGCAACGTATGGCGGGGCCATCTACAATCAACGAAGCCAGCTTTTTTGCAACTGACCCTGAGACCGGGCTGGCAATCAAGACGCGCCCAGACTCATACTGGGAAGAGAACGGCGTCCTGTATGACATCAAAACATGCCAGTCATCTGACCCCAAGTCAGTGGCCAAGACAATACTCGACTTTTCGTACCACGTTCAGGCCGCTTTCTACATGAAAGTGCTGACATGGGCGGGCTATAAGGCAGAAAGGTTTGCCTTCGTTTTTGTTGAAAAATCAGCTCCCTTTGCGGTAAACGTGACAGAGCTGACACCAGAATTTTTGGACTATGGTCACGCCATTGTGGATGAGACCCTTGCCAAAATTAAAGAAGCCAACGATGCTGGGGTTTACCCGACAGGCTTCTCCGATGAGATCAACGTCGTTGATCTGCCAAGATGGTTGCAGCAAGACGCAGCCGAATTTAACCTCTAGGAGAGACAAAATGTCTAATGATTTTAAACCAGTAATGGTACGCAACGTCGAGTTTAAGTACCCGCGCCTTCACGCTACCTACAAATACAGCACAGCGGAGAAGCGAAGCGAGGAGTGTCCGCCAAGAGCGCAGGGTGCTGCATACAGTATCGGTTGGGAAATGAGTGCAGACGACGCACGCACGCTGCACAATGAGCTGAAAGACCACTACAACTCGTGCGTAACCAAGGCACCGTTCACAAAAGTTTTCGGCATGAAAAAGCTGGAAAACGGCAATGTTGAGTTCCGTGCAAAGCGCAATGGTTGCAACGCACAAGGCGAAGAGAGCAAAAAGCCAAACGTCATCGGTGGCGATAAGAAACCACTAGCTGACACTGCAATCTGGGGCGGCTCTAAAGGCTCAATCCGGGTGACGGCGTATCCCGTAACTGACCCAGACGGACAGGGTGGCATCAGCCTCCTAATCGACACCGTGCAGGTCACGCACGCAGTCTACGGCGGAGCGTCACTAGATGACTTTGATGACGTGGCGACAACTATGTCAGGCGGCGAAAACACCTCGCTGGATGACTTTGGCCCGGCCACTGCGGCTGATCCGTTTGGCGACATTAAAGCACCAGCGCCAGCAAACGACCTAGGCGGCGACGATATTCCGTTCTAATGGTGTAAAATAAGTAAGCGCGGCGGGTGTGGGAACCTGCCGCGCTTATAGGAGAGAAACCCACCAATGCCCTCAGAAGGATGCTCAACGTGACGATAACAAAAACAAGCCAAGTAAACAAGCAAATGATGCTCACCGCAAACGGTGCATTTGACACGCGCATTCAGAGTGGCGGCACTTATGACGGGCTAGACCTGAAGGCGATTGCCGACATGGTTGACCAGCCGCAGGCACGCGAGAAAGCGGAAGCCAGCTTCGTTATTCCAAGCACATACCGTGAGCATGACGGACGCAGCCACGACGCACAGAGAGCGAACGGCGAGTATCACATGCTGGCCATTGATGTTGACGAGGGCAGCCCGTCACTGGACACACTGCAAGCGTCTGTAAATAAATTTACAAAGGACGCCGCGTCGCTGATTTATTCGTCATCAGGTGCAAGCGAGGCCAACAAGAAATGGCGTGTCCTCATACCGCTAGCTGAACCTGTCAGTGGTGAACAATACGCCGACATGCAGTTGGCGCTGTTTGACCTGATGAAGTCTGACGGCATTACATGTGACCCATCATTGGCGCGCACTGGCCAACCTATCTATCTCCCGAATGTGCCAGCAGGTAAGCGCGGCGACGACGGCAAACCATTGTTCTACGAGAGCGCAAAGCATCGCGGCAGCGGCTACATGCGGATTGAGGGCAGCATGGTTGAGGCCAACGCAGCTTTCCGCAAGAAAAATGAAGAGATAGCCGAACGTAGAGCTGCGCTTGAGCGTGAACGCCGTCAGGCTGAGCGCGAAGCGAAGCGCAGTGCAGACGATGTTGACCCGGTGCAAGAGTTCAATGACAGGCACACCATTGCCGACCTGTTCGCCAAGTACGGTTACAACCAGCTCGGCGCAAGCAAATCATACGCCAGCCCAATGCAAACGTCAGGCTCACACGCCACCAAAGATTTCGGCACGCACTGGGTTAGCCTGTCAGGCAGCGACGCAGCCGCAGGCATCGGTCAGTCAAAGACGGGCGACATCACGATGGCGTGGGGAGATGCGTTTGACCTGTACTGCTACTTTGAACATCAGGCGGATATGACGGCGGCGGTGCGTACTTACGCGGCTGAGCTGCGGCCATCGCCGTTTGAGGAGGTCAATCAGCAGATACCAGAGCCGCAGGAGGCTACACTGGACGACTTTGAGTACATTCCCGACCCAGAACCCCAAAACGAGGCTAACGAGCCTGAGAGCAAGCCTACAGAGCCTGCAAAGGGGCAGTGGCCGACACCTGTTGCCCAGTTTGTCGAAGCTGACCTACCTAAACGGCGCTGGATATACGGGAATCAGTATATTCGCGGGTTTGTCACGGTCACAGCATCAGCGGGCGGCGTCGGCAAGACCTCACTGGCCATTGTAGAGGCGTTGGCAATCGTAACGGGTCGCGAACTGCTCGGTGAACCCATCAAAGAGCGCACATCCGTCTGGATAATTAACTTAGAAGATGACGGCGGCGAAATGCGGCTTCGAATAGCGGCTGCAATGCGTTATTACAATATTTCACACGCTGACATCAGCACGGGTGAACACAGGCTGTATATGGACGCAGAGGACACCATCCAAATCACGTTGGCGATGGAAACGCGGGAAGGTTTGGTCGAGAACACGCAGCTTTTGGCGCATTTGCGTGAAAAGATTATCGAACGCAAGGTTGGCTTGGTCATGATGGATCCGTTCGTGTCGACCCACGCAATCAACGAGAACTCCAATCCACAAGTGCAGGCGGTGGTTGCCATGATGCGCAAGTTGACGCGTGAGTGTGGTTGCGGGTTAGACGTGGTTCACCATTTACGCAAAGGCAGCCCGAACGAGGACGCGACGATCGACAGTGTTCGCGGGGCTGGCGCGTTAATTGGGGCAGCACGCGCCGCCAGGGTTATCAATAAGATTTCCAAAGAGGACGCAATTGAACTGGGTGTACCTGAAAACAAAGCGTTGGGCCTGTTTCGGGTGGACGCTGGCAAGAACAACTTGTCAAAGCCAGTGGAGACGTCGATTTATCGCAGGCTTGTCAGCGTTCAGCTTGATAACGGCGAGAATATTGGAGTTGCCACGGCGTTCACACTGCCTGACCTATGGGACGGCTTAACGACGCCAGTGGTAAACGCAATCCTGACAACCATTGACAAGGGCATTGATGGCGAGCGGTACAGCATCAGGCCGCAGGACAAGAAGCGCTGGGTTGGCAATGTCATCACGGGTTGGATGTTCGACAAAGCAGAGGACACCAAGACGCGCAGCATGGCGAAGCAGATCATCGACAAGTGGATGGAGACCGAGCTGTTAGAAGAGATTGAGTATAAATCAGAGAGCCAGCGCAAAACACGCATGGGCGTGCAAGCGGCGGGCAGAGTGGGAGAGATGAGATGAGAGAGTTTACAATGGCGCATTGCCGTGGTAACAGTGGCGCACACACAAATGGAGCCACAGATGATTTATTCAAACATGACATGGAAGCAACTTACTGAAGCCAACAGGGAAGCGCGTCAAGTTATGCGCGTCGTCGCAAAGGAAAAGCGTGCGAGGTTGGCGGCGAAAGCGAAATCTACGTGCTTGGTTACTGAACGACCATTGCAAGAGAACAACACGTCGGGAAAGGCTGGCGTTACATACAACGCCAACGCTCAGCGATGGCAGGCAAAGATCAGAGGCGCGCACTTAGGCAACTTCGAGAAAAAAGAGGACGCCATCAGTGCGAGGCTGCGGGCAGAGGCCCAAATAAACCAAAATCAGGGGTGATTCGGAAAATGCGCAAACCCCTTATTTATATGGCGCGCCGCTAGTTTTTGCTGAATTCCTTCCAGGAATTTAACCTCAGCGGCACACCTTGTCAATAGCAGGTCTAAATAGAGTTCACTGAAGTGAACACTCTATATGTTAGACGACCTGCAGCGCCAGTGACGCATGCCCTTCGGGACAGCATCACAGTCGCAGCAAATCGTCGGGTTGGCTGGGTTGGCTGATTAGGTTGAAATAAGTTTACAAAAGGATGAACAGGTCAATGGTCGCAAAGAAGAAAGCCGCCCCAAAGTCAGCAGCCGCAAAGAAGGCGATGGCAGAGCGAGGCACGTTCAAGCGGGAGGCAGAGGCGGAGACATACGGCAGGCTAGTCTATGCAGCGGTTGTGCCGTACGTGGCCGCAGATAAGCGCTCAGCAAGCGTGTGGGGTGATACGTTGGTTGAGTGTGTGCCGCCAGCCTACGCGGTGCGCTACAGGGAGATGAAGGATGAACTGGACGCAGCAATGCGAACGGGTGAACATGTGAAGGCTCAGACGTCGGCGCAGAGATTAATCAAGGCACTTGAGGTTATGGACGCCAAAGCGAGAGCAGACGGGCATAAGCCGCCAGTGGTCGATGGTTATCTGTGCAAGCATGGTGACAGCGTTTACTGCTTCTTGGCTAGCGGTTCGCTGCGTGAGGTGAGGCAGGCGCATCCGAGATGGCTGGTGTACTCAGTCAGCGATGTGTGTGCAGTGCTGGCGGGTAAGTTTGCTGATATGATGGCGGAGGTCGCCAACAGCTTTCCAGATGCAAAGGTGACGAAGTTCACGCCGACGACGTCGCTTGAAGATGATATTGACTTTATGTGAGGCTTGCATATGGTGGCGTGGCAGGTTGGCCTTATCCTCCCTTGTTTGCTCCTGCGCTCCTCTGGCCTTCATGGCCAACTTGGCTGGCCTTCGGGCTGGCCATTTTTTTAACAGGAAGACGACATGAGTGACACATTCAAGATAGACGTTGTGCTGCGGCTAGAGTGCGAGGAAAGCATGGAAGCTGATGATGAGCTGGATGCGCTGTCAGAATACATCGGTGAGCGCATGGCGCATGGCGTTGGCATCAATGCAATCATGCAGTCATTGGCAGAGACGCTGGTTGGCCTCGATGAGATGATAGCAGAAAGCATTACGGAGACATTGCATTAGGCGTTGGTTGAGGTTAGGTTAGGGCTACGCGAAGCACACCGACAACGAGGCACGGGCGCGCTCGCGTAAACAATCAGTCAAATCCTGTCAATATCAAGCCGAATCAGGCTAAGTCATTGATTTCATTGAATACGTTTATTAACATAATACGGGTTATGCGACTTATGCTACCTAGAGTAGGCAAAATGACCCCCCCCGTTAGCATTTTTCGGCGGGGTGTGTTTGTATAGTTTCCCGCACACACAACCTCTATAAACTTTACCCCCACACCCCCCCCTTGCTTTTTGACGTGCAAACCATGTAAAAATTTAAAAAAATTGGAGTTTTCGTATGGCTGGCAGAAAATTGCGCAGGACCATCCT